TACGTTCATCAAGTTAGTTAATGGTGGTAGGGGTGAGGAAAATCTTACCCCTGTTGTGCATTATCATATGCTTGATACGTTGACAGAGAGAGGAGCTAGGATCGTTAATCTGTGTTATCGGGGAAGTGCTAAGACAACAGTGATGGCAGAGTATTTGTTTCTGTACATTGCTGTGTATGGTGAGCTTCCTGGATTTGGGGATGTAATCTATGCCTTGTATATCTCAGACAGTGTAGAGAATGGTGTAAAGAAGATGCGGTTACGTCTTGAGAGAAGAAGGGAGAATAGTCCTTTCCTCATGACGTATCTTCCTGAAGCCAAGTTCACAGATATTCGTTGGTACTTCAAGAATGCTGATGGTAAGGAGTTTGTGGTTACAGGTCATGGTGCCAAGACTGGTGTTCGGGGTACAGTGGAGTTGAATACACGGCCTAGATTGGCAGTGTTGGATGACTTGATAAGTGATGAAGATGCAAGGTCTGCTACTGTAATTGCTGCTGTAGAGGATACGGTGTACAAGGCAGTGAACTATGCCCTACATCCTAAGATCAATATGGTGATCTGGAGTGGTACACCATTTAATGCTAAAGACCCTGTGTATAAGGCAGTAGGTTCTGGTGCATGGGTTGTGAATGTGTTCCCTGTGTGTGAACAGTTTCCTTGTAGTAGGGAAGAGTTTAAAGCTGCATGGCCAGATCGTTTTACATATGAGTACGTGAAACGCCAGTATGATGATGCAATAAAGACGGGTAAGGTGAACTCCTTTAACCAAGAGTTGATGCTACGTATCATGAGTGAAGAAGATAGAGTTATTCTGGATAGTGATCTTCAGTGGTACTTCATTGATGCTGTGATCAGGAACAAAGGTAAGTTCAATTTCTATATCACTACTGACTTTGCTACCAGTGAAAGACAGAGTAGTGACTTCAGTGTGATCAGTGTCTGGGCATACAATAACAATGGTGATTGGTTTTGGGTTGATGGTATCTGCCAGCGTCAGTTGATGAACAAGAACATTGATGATCTGTTCAGATTGGTTCAGATGTACAAGCCACAGGCTGTGGGTATTGAAGTAACAGGACAACAGGGAGGTTTCATTCCTTGGCTTCAGGAACAGATGATGAACCGGAATGTGTATTTCACATTGGCTTCAGATGGGAATGACAACAAGCCGGGTATGCGTCCTAACACAAACAAGATGTCACGCTTCAATACCATGGTTCCACTGTTCAAAGCACACAAGATGTTCTTCCCATTGGAGAAGAAGAGTGAACCTACCTTAGCTGAAGGGTTGAATGAACTGAGTTTGGTTTCAGTGAGTGGCTTCAAGAGTAAGCATGATGACTTCATTGATACGGTATCAATGCTTTCCAGTATGAAGGCATGGAAACCAAGTGAAGAAACTACGTTGGTGTCTCACTCTGGACATAGTAACATGTGGGACATTGAGGAAGATGTGGTGGAAAATCCTCGTATTGGTTCCTACATTGTATAGGTGATACATGAAACTCTCTGAAATCTTCACACAACTCTCCTATGGAGAGCTTAGCCAGATGGCTATTGGTAACTCTGGTGCTGGAACTATCGAGGATGCTAACTATGATCGGTTGGTATCCAGTATTAACCTTGGTTTAGCTGCTTTACATACACGATTTCCTATCAGACATGGGGAACTTGTAGTAGATATGCAGACAGATCAGGTGAATTACCCAATACATCTGAAGTATTGTGCCAGTAATACTGCTTCTACTGAGCCTGTTAAGTACATTCTTGATGCAAGTTCCCCATATCTCAATGATTTGATGAAGATTGAGAGGGTCTTGACACAAGATGGTGTGGTTTTACCTCTAAATGATGAGGCAGATGAGTTTTCCTTGAGTACTTCTAGCCTAAGTACGCTGAGAGTCCCTATTGATATCGTTAATCGTCTGGTAACTACACCCACTGAATACCTCACTGACACCCTTACTGTGCAATATCGTGCAGCACATCCTTATCTGGTTCCTGGGGTAGGGATGTACAGAGCTGAAACAGTGGAGATTGATCTTCCGTATCAATATCTTGAAGCTCTCTGTTACTTTGTAGCAAGTCGTGTGAATAATCCTCTAGGTATGACCAATGAGTTCCATTCAGGGAACAGTTATGCTGCCAAGTATGAACTTGCCTGTGCTTCCTTGGAGCGTGATAACATACGTATCGACCAAGTAAGCCAGCCAAATCGTATTGAACGTAATGGTTGGGTGTAACTTCCACTGATTGAATGGGTACTGCTATGAAAGATGAAGATGATATGGACTTGGATGAAGTTACTCCAGACGATAAGTGGAAGGTGGATTGGAAGACTCCTCCTAAGCTGGCTGACTTGAAGCTTGATTACCAAGAAGCAAACATGGTGCATGAGGCTCAGTGCAGTAAGATTGATGAATGGCTTGATAACATGCATGTGAGGGGTAAGGCTGTAGTTAAGACAGCCAAGAACTCTTCCAAGATTGTTCCTAAGCTTATTCGTAAGCAAGCTGAGTGGAGATATCCTGCATTGACTGAACCATTTCTAAGTACAGAGGATTTGTTCAATATCACTCCTGTTACTTGGGAGGATAGAGATGCTGCTAAACAGAATCAGATTGTGTTGAATAACCAGTTTAATACCAAGATGAACAAGGTTACGTTCATTGATAACTATGTACGTGCTGGTGTTGATGAAGGAACCATTGTTGCTCGTGTTGGTTGGGAGTTTGAGGAAGAAGAGTATGAGAAAGAGGTTCCTCAAGTAGAGTTCAGGATGAATCCAGAATACATGGAGATACACCAACAACTTGAACAATTGAAGATGGATTCACCAAGCCAATACGCTACAGATGTGCCTGATGAATTGAAGATGGCACATGATATGTCTATGGAGTTAGGCCAGCCCATTGAACCTGTAGTATTGGGTACGACAATGGAGAAAGCTGTACGAGTAGTGAAGAATCAACCTACAGTTGAAGTGTGTGATTACAGGAATGTGATTATTGATCCTACCTGTAAGGGGGATATCTCTAAGGCTAACTTTGTGATTTATAGGTATGAGTCTTGTTTGTCTGAACTACGTAAGGCAGGTAAGTACCATAACCTAGAGAAGATCAATATCAAGAATGTCAGTGTCCTTGCTGAACCTGATCATGCTACTCCTGAAGGTAGTAAGAACTTCACCTACAATGACAATGCACGTAAGAAGTTTGTAGTGTATGAGTATTGGGGTTATTGGGATATCAATGATGAGGGTAAGACACAACCTTTTGTATGCTGTTGGGTTGGTGATGAAATCATTCGTATGGAGGAGAACCCATTCCCAGACAAGAAGCTTCCCTTTGTAGTGGTACCCTATCTGCCTGTTAAGAACAGTGTTTATGGTGAACCTGATGGTTCACTGCTGGAAGATAGTCAGAAGATCATTGGTGCTGTTACCCGAGGTATGATTGATATTCTAGGTAAGTCAGCTAATGGTCAGACAGGTATCCGTAAGGATATGTTGGATGTAACCAATAGGCGTAAGTATGACTCTGGACAGGACTACGAGTTCAATCCTCAGGTAGACCCTCGACAGGGTGTACACATGCATGTCTTCCCTGAGATACCTGCATCTGCTCAGTTTATGCTTGGCTTGATGAGTCAGGATGCTGAGTCCATGACTGGTGTGAAAAGTTTCAGTCAAGGTGTCAGTGGTCAGTCATTGGGGGATGTAGCTGCAGGGGTCAGAGGAGCACTGGATGCAGCTTCTAAGCGTGAGTTGTGTATCCTGCGTAGGTTGAGTCAGGGCATCATTGAGATCGGTCGTAAGATCATTGCCATGAATGCTGAGTTCCTTTCCGATGAGGAAATCATTCGGGTATCCAATGAACAGTTTGTGGCTATTCGGAGAGATGATCTTCCCGGTAACTTTGACTTGAAGTTGTCTATCTCTACTGCAGAGGAAGATAACAACAAGGCACAGGAATTGGCTTTCATGTTGCAGACAGTCGGTAACAGTATGGATACTGGTATGTTTACTATGATCCTGTCTGATATTGCTCGACTACGTAAGATGCCTGACTTGGCTAAGAAGTTGGAGAAGTATCAACCTCAACCTGATCCGTTGGCTCAACAGAAAGCACAGTTGGAGATTCAATTGCTGCAAGCACAGTTGGCTAATGAGATGGCAGATGCTCAGTTGAAACAGGCTAAGGCAGGTACTGAACAAGTCAAGGCTGGTAATATCAAGGCAGATACTGATATCAAGAACTTGGACTTTGTGGAACAAGAGTCTGGTGTTAAACAGGAACGTGCTAAGGAGTTGCATGGTGAACAGGCACGTAGCCAGATGAAACTGAAGGAGATGGAGAGAAACTTTCAATTAGAAGATCGTGGTTATGATATTGCTAAGGAGTATATGAAGCTGCAAGCTGGACGTAGCTAACTATTCCATAATGGGAAAGGGGAGGATATACTCCCCTTGTAAATAACTCCAACTGAGAGGCATAAGCCAAATGAGTGAGTACCAAGTAGAACAATTGCAGCATAGTATTAAAGCTGCACAGGTTAAGGTGGATTTAGCACAGTCACTGGAACGTCTGCGTAAGAATAGAGACTTCCATGCTGTGATTACTCAAGGGTATTTGATTGATGAAGCATTTCGTCTGGTG